GCGATATACAGGCGGTGACCGCCGGCAGGGCGAAGGTGGCCGCCGTCGGCAATATCGAGGCGGATACGCAGGCCGCTCTGAAGGCGTCGGCGGCAGAAAGCGCCGAGGTGACCGCGCCGGAAATCAGGCTGATCGGAAACGTGACGGTGGTCGGGAATCTGACGATGTCGGGGACCGGATCCAGCGTGCAGATGGAGGGCGACGTGACGCTGCTCGGCAGGCTGGCGGTCGCCGGCGAAACCGCGCTGCAGGCCGCGACGGTGATGGGCACAGCGCTCGCACCTGGCAATGATGATTTTTAAGGAGATACTATGGAATACACGGCGGTGAAATACATTGCGCAAAAAGAGTTCTGGCTCGGCGGAAAGCGGATTGTTCCGGGCGCGGAACTGGACCTGGAGCCGTCCGGAGCGCGCTGGCTGCTCGGACAGGGGAAAGTCCGGCTGGCGAAACCCGGACCCTCCGCAAAAACAAAACGGGCCGCGAAAGATCCCGTCCAACCGGAACCAGCGGCTCAGGATAAAGGAGACAACAATGAGTGACCTTGTACGAGGTGTGGAAACCATCCTGATCGACAGCGGGTCGCGGCCGATCACGACGGTGCGATCGAGTGTGATCGGTTTGGTCGGGACGGCCCCGGACGCCGATGCCGCCGTCCTGCCGCTGAATACGCCGGTGCTGTTTACCGGCAGCCCGTCGGCGCTGAAGAAGGCGATTTATCCGGACGGCGCGGCGGACGGCGGAACGCTGCTCGATGCAGTGAATATGATCCACGGGATTACCAATCCGGTGATGGTGGTGGTGCGCGCAGAGGATCCGGGCGGCGGGGCGGTCGCCTCCGCGCTGATCGGCGATGCGACGGATCGCACGGGCGTTTACGCACTGCTGAACGCCAAGGCGGTGACGGGCATCCAGCCGCGCCTGCTGTGTGCGCCGGCTCCCGACGGTTACACCTACACCGACGGGGCGATTACCGCCGCGCCGCTGGCCACCGCGCTTTGCTCGGTGGCGGAACGGCTGCGCGCCGCCGCGATGATCGACGGACCGAATACGAATGCCGTGGAGGCCGGACAGGCGATAAATTCCATCGGCAACAAGCGCGGGTTCCTGGTCGATCCGTGGGTGCAGAATCTTTCCGGAAATGAAATGCCGGTTTCGGCGCTGGTCGCCGCGCTGTTCAGCAAACGCGATAATTCGGACGGCTTCAACTGGACGCCGAGCAATACGGTGATTGACAATATTTCCGGCACCAGCCGGCCGATCGATTTCACGATGGGCGATGCCGCCTGCGAAGCGGATATTCTGGCGGGTCTGCACGTTAACACGATTATCCGCGAGGACGGTTACCGGCTGTGGGGCGTGCGCACGGCACAGACGACCGACAGCAACTGGTTCCAGATTTCGCGCGTGCGGATTGCGGACCTGATTGCCGACAGTATTCAGGCGGCGCATCTGTGGGCGATCGACCGGCCGATTACCAAACGATACGTCGAGGATGTGGTGGACGGCGTCAATACCTACCTGCGTTCGCTCAAGGCGCGCAGCATTATTTACGATGGCGACGCCTGGGCGGATCCGGAGCTGAATACAGCTGCCGATCTAAATGAAGGTCATCTCACGGTGAGCTTCGACTTTGTCGACCACCCGCTGGCCGAGAAGATCACGATGCAATACAACCTGAACACGGATTACCTGGATGATCTGGTCAGCTGACGCGGATGTAAACCAAGGAGCATATTATGGCACTGCCAAGAATTCTGAAAAATATCAATCTGTTCGCCGACGGCCGCAATTACATCGGCAAGGTGACCTCGCTGACGCTGCCGAAACTGACCACCAAGGACGAGGATTACCAGGGCGGCGGAATGGCCGCGCCGGTCAGCTATACGATGGGCTACGAAAAGCTGACGGCCTCGTTCACGCTGGCCGAACCGGACAAGCATTTGATGAAGTTCTCCGGTCTGATGGCCCACCATGCCTTCAACGCCCAGTTTCGCGGGGTGATCGATGATGAACAGGGCAACATCGGGTCGATCGTCGGTACGCTGCGCGGGCGGATTACCGAGGAGGATCTCGGCGAGATGACACCCGGCGCAAAAAACGACAACAAGTTCACGATGGCGGTTAATTACTACGAACTGGAAGTCGACGGCGAGCAGGTGCACTACATCGACGTGATCAATAACGTGTGGATCATCGGCGGGGCGGACCAGATGATTGCCCACCGCACGCTGCTCGAGGGCGGCGATGCCGGCACGGCCAAGGCGCTGCAGAGCGCGCTGGCGCAGTTCGCCGCGACGAAGCTGAGCTGAGCTTCAGGGGCGATGCCCCTGAAGATTTCAGATTGAAAATTTGAAATTGGAAATACCCACCATAAGAGACGCTGCAGGAGTAACAGGAAAGGTTTTGCAGGACGGGGCTGATCCGGGTGACCCGTCCAGGCTGAGTCGGCAGAAATGCGAGTGCCCGGACGAGAAACCGCAGCGGTCCGGCGGTACACAGGGCCGGATTATTTCAGCAACGGATATACCGACCTCTGTCCGTTGCGCCTTTTAAATGCTGATTAACCAGGGAGACACCATGAAGACGATTACTGTACAACTCGATGATCCGATCACCGCGGCCGGGGAAGAAGTCGCGGAGCTGACAATCCGCAAGCCGACGGTCAAGGATCTGCGGCTTTCGAACTCCTCCGCAAAAGATGAGCTGGAGCGTACGTTGAATATGATTCGCGATCTGGCCGGTATTGCGCCGGACGATCTGGATCAGCTGTCGCTGACTGATCTCGGCAGGATCAACGAGGAGATGGCCAAGGCAAATTTTATCCCTGCAGCGCCGACACCGCCGAACGGCTGATGTGCGAGACGGCCCTGATTTTCCACACCTCGTTTGAGGAGATGGAGAGCTGGGACTTTGAAACGCTGCTGGCCCGGCGGAACCGGGCGCTGAAAATGGCAACGGCAATCTACGGTTAAGATGAGTGATCTGGGCGTCAGTTTAACGTTCAATCTGGTAGACCGGCTGACCGGCGGGATGCGCAACATCCAGGCGTCGGTCGGGCGGGTTTCCCAGGCATTCAAAACCACGGCGCGCAGCACGGCGGATCTGGATAAGGAGCTGGAGCAAGTTAATAAGCGCATGCAGAATGCCGCGTTCCTTTCGCTGGCCGCCGGCCGGCTCGAACAGACCGCCTCGAAGATGCGTGCGGGAGTTCGTCAGAATATCGATGCGATTCGTCCGCTGGAAAAAGCGCTGGGAGAACTCCGCACGGTTGATGTATCCAATGTGGATCTGATTGCCACACGCGGCCTGCAGATGCAAAAGCGATTCGCGGGGATTACCGCGTCTGCTTATGCCGAAGCAGCTTATGATATCAAGTCTGGAATTTCGACGCTCACGGATCAGGGTGTGGCCGATTTGACGGCCGCAGCAGCTGTGACTGCAAAGGCGACCAAGGCGCAGGTTGGACAGATGACCAGCCTGTTTGCGACCGGTTATGGCATTTTTAAACGGATGGACTCCGAAATGAGTGACGCCGACTGGGCATCAAAGTTTTCCGCCGGTCTGGCTGCATCTGTTAAACAGTTCAAAACCACCGGATCCGAGATGCAGATGGCTATTGAACGCTCCGGAGCCGGACTGACCTTACTGAACGTGCCGCTGCAGCAGCAGTTGGCATTATTGGGTATGCTGCAGCAGACGATGGGCGGTCAGTTGGCCGGAACGGCGGTTAAAATTTTCGCCGCCCAGGCCGGGAAGGCGCAGCAGGCGTTCGATAAACTTGGCTACTCGATTGATCTGATCGACGCAGATGGAAAAATGGCTCCACTGGCTGATTTTTTGACATCACTCCAGGATACGTTCGGCACGGAATGGAACGCAGATATTGCCGACACAATTAAAGACGCATTCGGCACGCAAGAAGCCGTGAATGTGATCCAGAATATGTGGGGAATGACAGCGGCTTTTGATGCAAATACGAAAGCCATTGATGCAGCGACAAAAAACGGACTGACGTATACCGACACAATGGCCGGGCTGGCTGATATGAATTTCGATTCGCTCCTGCGACTGCATGCGCAGCGCTGGGATGCCGTACGCATTGCCACAGGAAATGCGATGAAGCCGCTGCTGACCGCTCTGCTCCCTATGACGGAGCTGTTCGCGCGCATGGCAGAGGCAGTGATGAGTGTGCCGATTCTAGGTCCGTCCATCGGGGTGATTGTTCTGGGAGTAGTCGGTCTGGTCAGTGTGCTGGGGGCGCTGGGCAGTACAATGGCGGGGCTGTACGGGACGTTTGCAATCATCAGCCAGGCACAACTTCTGATGCACACCAGGAACATTACGCTGATGGGCGGCTTTAAGGCGCTGGGAGCTTCGCTGATTGGCTCCCTGAAAACCGGCATCACCTGGGCGATCGGCGGTTTGTGGAGCATGGCCACGGCGGCATGGGCGGCTGTCGCACCGTTCTGGCCGATTATTGCTGTGGTTGCCGTCGTCGCGGCGTCCGCTTTCCTGATCATTAAATACTGGACGCCGATCAGCGGATTTTTCGTGCGGCTGTGGGGCGGGATTACGTCCGGCGCGCTGCAGCTGTGGGAGGGAATAAAAAGGGTATTCGGTTTTTCGCCGCTCGGGATGATCATGAAGAACTGGGAGCCCATCGTTAAGTTTTTCGAGGGGGTCTGGGATAAGATCGGCGGGATCTTCGAACGGATCGGCGGATGGTTCGGCCGCAGTGCACGGCCGATGACGGCCGGTGCGATGGCCGGCTTCTCCGCGATGGCCTCGCCGACCGCTGCGCCGGCATCCATGGACTCGATCACGCCGATCGAACGGACGATTGAGCAGGCCCGGATCAACAACAGCAGCAGCAGCCGGATCAACGC